TACATCTTTAGCAACCTCTTCTCCTAACTCATTAATAGATTTTTCCTGAGTTGGAGATAGTTTAGATAGAATCTGACGATCAATTGGCGTATTACGACCAAAGATATCACGAAGGTTATTTTCTTCTACAAATTTATAAATACTAGCTACTTGATCGCTAGGTAATTCAGCTTTAGCAGCAGTGGCATCATCAATAATTTTTTGATAAGTAGGACTAATCTCGGCTGCGGCTGTCTTACGCCGAGCTTCAACTAAATTTTCAATTGCTTTACCAATCTCTGTTTGTTTTTCTGTCGGAACAAACTTGTTACTTAAATTTTCAATTTGATCATCGATAGCTTGTCGACGCTTATAAGCATTACTAATATCAATACCTTGAGCACCTGTAACAGGAGCATAGCGAGGACCAAATAAAAAATTGGATCGTTCATCAATAGCTGTTGCAATATTTTGTAATTCTAAATCAACCCTTTGACGGAACTGAGGATTTTCTTTTGCTAATTTCTGTACTTGAGATTTAACAAGAGCGTTATCAGACATAGCAACTGCCAACGGTACTGTGTCTTTATTAATAATATCTCCAATACGATTAAATTCCTTAACAATATCGTCAATCTTTTGATCAGCAGGTAAATCCTGAGCAATTTTCTCTAGTAATCGTTTAGCTGCTCCAGATGCGTATGCTTCATTTGCTGATGCTGGATCAGTTTTAACCATCTTATATTTGTTATAAATCTGTTTAGCAACATTACCAGCACCGCTAACGGCTTGTTCTATGGCTGCTGCTGGCGTAATACCTAATACTGCAGCACTTAAAGAACCTACAGCTTTACCAGTTCCCGTTGTTTCTCCTGTAATAGTTTTTTCTACCTGCTCACCAAGGATGCCTCCAGTTTCAGCAGTAGTACCTAAAGTAAACAAACCACCGGCACGACCTGTGGTTTTAGCTAGGGTTTCTGCTGCCCAATCAGTTAATTTAGCTCCAGTTTTCATTACAGGACCAATACCGATGTAGTTAATCGGATCAGTCATCATTCTTGAACCACCGCCTACAATTTCAGATACGGTTCCGGGTGCTTTCATTCCAGTCGTAGCCCCAGTAATTCCGCTAGCAGTTGTTTGTAGTCTCTTTACATTCTCGCTAAATCTTTCTCCAATACCGCCTTTTTTGCCTTTACCAGTAATAAGACCTGAAACAGGCTCAATTAAAAACGTATCAAGAATAGCTTGTCCAAGGACAGCACTATCAGTTAAGCCTAGTTTAGCTTGATTAGCAATGTAATCAAAAGTACTAACAGCTTTAGCGGCTTCAACATCAGGTTTTGCCTCAAAAGGATCTACAATGGTTTTACCCATTGGCATATCTAACGGATCAATAATTGCCATTATTTGCTCTTTGGTTGGGGATACTTTTTGTTATAATATGCTGTAAGTTCTGCATCAGAAACATTAGGATTAGCTGCACGAGCCTGTATCAACCAGTTTGCTAATGCAGGAACAGTCTTTGCACCGCCTGCTGGCGGAGTTGTCTTTAATGCAGGACCAACTAAATCCTCTACAATTTGTGGATCAAATTTAGAATTAGTCAAGACTCGACGAGCCTGATCTTGTCCAGAACGATACGATTGTTGAATTTGTTGTTCGAGTACTTTAACACCTTTTAAAACATCATCAATTTTAGCATTGCTTGGAGAACCCGTAATAAATTTAGCTACTCCGTCTACAATATCTGACGCAATACCAGAAGAACCAAGAATATTTTTTAACTCATTTTGACCAATTTGATTATCGCCAACAAGTTTAACTAAAGCTCTTTGAAATTGTGGTAATTGACTTGAATTACCAGCCTTAATTAATTCACCATAATTGTTAATTGTTTTAATAGTACTGAGGCTTTCTTGCGATTTACCAAGATAATCTTTAACAAGAGACTGCGCCGTCCGTAAATCAGGAACTGTAGCAGCTCCGGGAGCGATACCAGCGGCAGCTTCTTTTTGTCTAAACTGGCTTTTCCATTCTTTAAAATCATTAGCTGCTTTGGCTCGACCTTCTACGGTATCCGGATACTTAGCTAATAACTCAGTAAACTTAGCCTGTTCTGCTTGATTCTCTGGAGTACCTAATTTCTCTGTTGAAGCCTTTCTAGCTTCAGCAATCAGTTTAGTTTGTTTTAATCCAGTTGTGATAATCTCATCAGATCGTCTAACAGCCTGTTGAGCAACATCTGGAGCAAACGGAGCAACTGCTTGAGCAAATTGACGTAATCCATCAGCACTGGTCATGTCAAACTGTGAGGTTAACTCACGAACCTTAGTAGCACGATTAAGCTGCTCATCTCCACCAAGAAGCTGATTAGCTGCACGACCAAGTCCAGCACTGCCTTGGTAGATTGACAGATTAGCTCTTTCTAACGGATCTAACTGAGCAAATCTAAATGCGTTAGAGAAGTCAGTAGCAGCTCGTTGCTGTTGCAACGCAGCAGGATCTATTCCGAATAAGTTGTTTACGATGTCAGCCATCTTAATCTCTCCAAGTTAAACTACCTTCGCTGCCACCAGCGCCACCAAAACCGCCTCCGCCTCTACTACCAAATAAATTACTAAATCCGCCAAAACCGCCACCACTAATAGTGCTTCCAAAACCACTCATTGCTGTTCCTAATGGGCTGTAACCTTGATACCTAGAATAGGCATCCGCTGCTGCTCTCTGTGGATCTAAATATAATTGACCTGCTCTTGCGCCAGCACCTGCCTGTGCAGCAGCTAAATCAAGACTCATCTGATATGGGTTTTGTCCTAAAGACTCAATGCTCTTAGCCAAGTTAAGTTGTGTCTCAATCGGTAAGAACGAACCACTAAACAACGATGGAATACCTGAAGCAAGTTTACCGCCAGCACCGTACAGTTCTCCACCGAACCGAATACGATTCATGGCTTCTGTCTCTGCTTCTGCAGCCAGTGCTTTGTCTTGTTGGAAGATAGAATTGTAGTATGCTTGCAATGCAGGATTCGCTGGCGCTCCGCCTGTACCTGTCTGGACACCTAGACCGCCACGACCAGTAGCAAAGTTACGAGCCTGTATTCTACCAAACTCAGCAGCACGGCTAGGCTGTAGTAATCCTTGTCTATCTGATATATATTTAGCTGCAACATCTTGTGGAGTTGCACCTAGATAGCTACCACCTAAGTTAAATAACGATGCTGCACCGCCATAAATAGGTTCTGCTAGTTGTTGTAAACGAGTAGGATCGTATCCAGTAGCTCCTGCTGTAAAACGATTACGAAGAGCTTCTAGTTCTGGATTTAATGTATATCCAGCTTCTTCAACCTGCCCTAGTTCGTTTACTCGGAAGTTAGAAGTTCCGAAGCCAGTTCTCAATCCAATAGGACGAAACTGTGCCATTTCGGAAGAACGCTGTCCTGCAGCTCTAAGAGCCTCTGCCTGTCCTTTGGCAGCATCTGCTCCTTTGCTTCCGGAAATTAATCCGCCGATGGTTCCTAAAACAGGACCTGCGATTGCACTAACAAAGCTACCCATTATTTACTCCTACTGTAGATGTCATACATTTGTTTATCATTGCCTAAAAAGGGTTGTTCATATTTAAAACCAATTACTTTTGTAAATTTAGTTAGTTTCTTATCTCGTTTATTAATCATTGCCAGTAAAGGACTGTTAACCAAATACTGCAGTATATTTAAGTCTTCTAAATACTTTGCTTTTATCTCTGCTGTCCACTTATGTACATCTGTATGAAACCACAACATTCCTTCAAAGAACTCTAAGTACATGGTGTAGTCGTCTCTAAGGACTACAGGTACTTTCAATTAAAATCCTTCAGGCTTAGGAAACTTATCCTTAACAGCTAAGCATTTCTGACGATATTCTTCTAACGCATTTGTGTCGTTCTTAACCCACGCATCAACAAATTCACCAAGTTCAGGATATTCTGTTAAACGCTGACGGACATAATCCATCTTAGCAATCTCTGCTTCTCTTAACTTCTCATAGTTTTGTTTACCAATACGCTCTGCTTCTAGTTTAGTAATCTCAACTAAACCATTAGGAACTGGTTGTCCGTCTTCAATACCAAATAATTTATTATCTGAGTCTTTATAATGTTTCATAGTTTATCCTTAATATAACTCTCTCCAGTAATCAACACTTTGACCACTGTCTAATTGATATGTTTTACCCGGAGGAACGATAACAAAACCACCACCGAATGATCCGCAACCGTTCCACTGCCAATTAAAATTAGAAATTGAAACACCGTCAACAATAAAGTTAATAGCAGAACCACCAGAACAAGTTGTTCTAGCAGACACAGCTATTGGATAACTACGACTATTTGTATATTGAGTATTGAAACTACGAGAACCAGTTACATTGTTCCATACTTCTCCGTTTAATCCTAATCCAGAAGTAACCGTAGCAGCAGCAGATGTCCAAGTAGTTCCGTTTGATTTTAATACATTACCATTAGACCCCGGAGCTACTAAGTTACCTGACAATGCAGAAGAACCATTACCTAGAATAACACTATTAGCTGTGATTGAAGAAGCACCAGTGCCTCCGTCTGCTACTGTTAAATCTGTAATACCAGTAACTGTTCCACCAGTAATAGCTACTGCGTTAGCATTCTGAGCAGCCATTGTACCAATAGTACCTAAATTTGTAATCTCAGTTCTAACAAAAGCAGTAGTAGCTACTTGTGTTGTATTAGTAGTTGCTGCAGCAGTAGGTGCTGTAGGAGTTCCTGTTAAAGCAGGACTATTGATGTCTGCCTTAGAAGAAATAGCAGAAGCTATCGCTGTGAACTCTGTATCAATCTCTGCACCTTTAACGATCTTGCCTGAGTTACCTGTAGGTAGACCATCTTTAGCTGTAAAGTTAGTTGCTTTTGTATAATTTGCCATGTTATGTCCTTAGACTAGAGTCTTTCCTTGCTTAATTGCTACGTCTATTTTCTGAATTGAAACTGGGTTTCCATTAATATCTGCTTCTAATCCTAACTGCATTACAGTTCCTTGACCACCAGCATTAATATTAAAACGATCTAAAACAATACCTGATGTATATTCAGCAATATTATATTCAGACGAACCGGGAATAGTATCTACAGTAGAGTTATTATATTCGTATACCGTGGCAGCATCTAGATTATATGTGGTAGCTTGGTAGCTTTCGGTATAATCAAAACCCCACTTAATAGCTACTGGTTGATTTGTACCACCAATTAATATCCAACCAATCTTCTTTAATAGTTTAAGATTTGTAGACGCATCAAAGTCAAAGTAATTAGTATAATATGCAAGACGATAACTAGATGTATTATCAGCATAGCCGAAGTATTTACCGATATATCCCGGCTTACCTATATATAAATCTCTTGCTTGAGTAACAAAGAATGCTTTAGGCTCGATGCTATCCCAAATAGTTACCCGCATAGAACCATCTTGCAATGCAGCACGAGTATCAAAACAGTATACAAACTTAGTCGTAGGAAGCGTTAATAAATAGATAGCATCTCTTTCATAGTAGACGCTTTTAATCTTAGTTAAGTCTGTTTCAGATGCTACGGAAGTCATCAGTTCATCACGAACATTCTTAGAGATGTCTCGCATTGGCATGGACTTCTCTTGAATTACTCGCTGTAGACTACGAACTCCTGAATCAGATAAGAACAGTACATCAGTTGCAATATTCTGTACTGAATCTCTAGCAATACATCCTACGTTATAGATAATCTCAACAAGAGTTAATGCTCCTGTGTCTAACGGATTAGCATATATTGCTATGTTCTTACGACCAAAGAATATGATAAATCCATTATGTGCTGCAGCAGCGACTACAGGATCTCCGTTAGGAAGAACTTCTTGTAGGTTAATATACCCAGCAGTTCCATTCTGAAAATCTGTACCAGCTAGTAAGTCACTAAAGTAAACAGTCTGAGTGTCTCCTGAGATACCACCACACCATATTCTTCCATAAGCAGACAACACCCAGCTAGGCATAAAGGTAGACGTACTATGATTAAGAGGTAACGCAGCAGCATCTCCTACTCGTTGATAACCAAAGGTATTACTATTGTGATCATTAAAACCACCACCAGAGGTAGGCAGCTCATGATACACTAGCATTGGGTGTGCGGCTTGTGCTAAATACACATGAGGCTGGAAGTCGCTAACGTCTCCGTAGGACATGGCAGCACCTTGCCAGTTATTGCCTGTGATGGTGTAAGTAGCGTCACCGCTGTTAGTAGCATTACGAACTGTTTTAGTAGTCATCGTAGTAGTCCCGACGAATAATCTATTATTACCAGCACTTAACACTTGATTACTACCGCCATCTACTACTTCAAATATAAACTCTACTGCATTACCTGCTCCTAAGTCAGTATTAACTGAGGAGTTAACAGGAGTCCATCCACGTCTTGCTCCGATACGACCATATTTATCGATCACACAGTTCTGAGCTTTTAATGCAAATCCAGAAGACAAAGTAATACTAGACTCTTGGAGGTTAAGTCCATAGAATCCCGGCGCTGCTATAGACGATGTCTGTAGTTGACTAGCCATTTAGATCCAATTCCATTGGGATTCTTCAATATAACGATTCGACTCTAATGATATTGCATCGGCAAGACTTTGGCGATACAGTACATATGTCTCACCAGACTGTACTCCGCCGTCTTCACCACGCTCTGCTTGTGCCCTAGCCAACGCACCTAAGATGACTGGTTCATGGGGCACCAATAAGATATCAGCGTTTACTGCTAATGGTTCTTGTGGTTTAATAATGTTAAAACGAATATTATACGATCCGTTAGGGATTGGGAATAAATCAACCTGTGTATCGCCGTTAGCATTAGTACCGTTAAAGTTGTAATACTTTGGACTACCCTTTTGTGCAGTTGTCAATAAAAACTGCTGATCCATCCACACAGTAGAGGCATTCTCAACGAAGAAGTTATCGGTATCATTAAGAACATCAATAACACGGAAGCGTTGACCAGAACCAGTTAATACATAGTTAAAGACATCGGCTGTAGTTGTGGCGGATAGTGTCTCTGATAAAGCATTCCAGTTATAGGAATCTTCAACCTGACGTTTTGAGTCATTTACATATCTAGCAATGAGCTTAACATAGGCGTTATCCGACACCGAGGAAGCCTCTGGCTCTCGCAAGCGAATAAGTACGTCATTTACAAGTTGAATATAGTTCATTGAAGCCATGCGTTATCCTATCATAGTTTGACTGTTTTGTCAAGTAAAATCTCAACAATCCCACTTCTTTAATGCTAAGGCTTTGCGAGTAGGTCTGCCTTTCTCGTCCTTCATCGGACCTTTAACGCCTCCCATCCTTGCACAGAAGCTCTTTCGTCTTCCAGCAGCTTTAGGGGACTTTGCAGCCTGTTTAGCCGAAACTGGAGGCTTGAGGTCAGCTCCTTCAGTTCGCTTGAAATAAGCCCTTCCTTTGGCGTTTAAACCGCCTTTAGGATTCTGATATACCTTCTTAACCATTATTTCTTCTTTTTAGCTGTTTTAGCGGCATCTCTAAAGTCCTTAGCCGATGGCGCACCTTTAGAACCTACCTTACGCATCTTCTCGCCTGATCCTGCAGCGATACGCTTGCGTTTAGCGGCGATATTGGCATACAAGCCGGGTTTAGTAGCCACGCATAGCTCCCATCTTCTTCATGGGTTTAGCCTTTGGAGCAGTGCTTACTTTAGCACCAGTCTTCTTAGCGTATGTCTTTGCTTCCTTCTTACCTTTAGCGGTGTAAGGGAACTTCTTGTCTTTGACCATTGGCATATTACTTCCTTTTCTTAGGTTTAGCTACTTTAGCGGTGGATAATGCGATAAACTGTTGTACGGTACTGCGTTGTTCTATTTCTACAGTGATAATACAAGTTGTTGTAGAACCTGTCTCTGACTGTACTCTGATTTCATCACCTTCATCTAACATTACATAAGCCTGTCCATCTATTCTTATGAATGTTTTGGCAGTTAAACTATATTGAAACAATACTTCAATTTCAGTATTTGCACTCTTGTCGTACCACCATGCACTAAACCACTTAGAAGATGTGCTGTGATTTGTAGCAAAGAGTAAACTCCATTTAGCAAGACTTCTGGTAGGAACAGTAAACATAGTAGTCTTAGTGTTAGCTACTAAGTTCTTACCTACGGAATGTGCTATACTCATTTAAGTACCAAGGTTAACAAGGTTATAATAATGAATCCAGCAGTACCGAGGAGAATCTGTTCTAGTCTCTTTAGTCTAGCGTGTATCTGTTCGTAGCGAACCTTACAGACTTCTTCGTGGCTTAGGAGTTTTAATTCTGCTTCAGTCATTATTCAGTTCCTTCTGCTGGTAATGGAGTATTGCCTTCAGCAACCCACTTTAGGTAGGCTTGGTAGTTGCGATATAACCACTGATACCAACACCAAATTTAGCATTGTTGTAATCTGAATAGCTAAACCCGTCTCTTATAGCATACAATGTGTATGGGTTTATATTGGTTGAATACCCTCCACCGCTACTATTCCAAACACTAATTTTTCCAGTGTTCCCAGCAAAATCAGATGTAGTTACTGTTGGACTTGTTCGCATAGTTACTGGAAAAGATATGGAATGCCAAAGCCAATTAAAAGCACTAACACTTAAGCCAATATAATTTGTAAAGGACACACTACTGCCTGTATTTGCTGCGTATTGTTCTGTTCTTTGAAAATACCTCTGACACAAAGCCAATTCAGTTCCATAAGGTCTGTAATCAAAGCTAGTAGCTGTAGAGCCTACCTCTAGCTGAACTCCTGTGATGTAGAAAGTTGCTCCGTTTGTGCCCATTATATTAGTTGCACCAGTAGCAGAAAAATATAATGCACCAGCCCAAGCACCAGCAGTTCCGCTTGAAGCTGAACCAACACCTAGTCCATAATAAACATATAGTCCACCACCATTTGTAGTAGTCCAAGTTCCGCTTGTATCACCAGCAATGGTTACGCTTACTGATGTCCAAGTGTTTGCAGATGAAACTGTATAAGTAAATGGATAACTTCTATTACCAGCAGAATTTCCTATAGCCCCACCAAAAGTACCAGTTAGACTTGAATAAACTTGAAATGACAATGTTACAGTTTTAGCATTAGCCGTTCCCCAACCTAAATCTGCTACATTGTAGCCTTCAATAACTTGCCGAATAACATACAAGTTTCCTGATGATGGGGTTGTAGAAGTTGTAACAGTAGCTAATAATGAATTATTAAAACCAGTAGGTGCAGTTGAAGATTGTTGAAGTGTAAAAACCCCAAGAGCAGATTCACCAATAGCACTCCATCTGTCTATTGTGTACACCCAAGCAGAACCACTATTAATTGTTGTAGTTCCCAATGCCCTTTGATTTATAACCATCGCACCATTGATGATGCGGTTCTTCATATTAAGGGATGGAGTTACCGCATTAGCAGTAATACTCCCGTTGTACATGGGAGTTGTTATTCCAGTATCGCCATTCAATGTTATTGGCATTATTTCACCTCAATTTGTTTTAACTGCTCAAGCGTTGTGGCTTGGTCAGCTAGTTTGGTAATATCTCTTAGCCGTTGTTTCTCAGCTACGATTGCTGTAGTGTCTGCGCCAGACTCTAATGCTCTCTGAAACGCTACATCCTGAGCTTGCAATAAAGGTGTGCGCTCTTCACGCAAGCGGTCTTTAGTAATCGCTTTGGCTTTGTCTAAGTTAACTGTTACTGCTGTGCCGTTAAGTTCCCAAGCATTAAAAAAGTCGTTGTGTTCGTTAGGCAATGTATCGCTATCAACAATAATTGCACCAACAGGGCAGTCTTTTGTTAATACTTGTTCAATAGTTAATTCGCCAGTAGGATAACAAACAGATACCCCACCATTTTTATTTGTATAAACAATTATTTGTGGCATTTTTATTCCTTATCTAAAAACAGCAACACTAACCTCTGCATCCGTAGCAGTCATTGATGTATTTCTTGTTTGAATACTAATACTTCCTGCGTTGTATCCACCAGTTTGTGTTGCTCCAAGGCTCCAACCACCAATATCACCAGTAGCTACTGCTGAATAATTTGAATCGGGCATTGAATTGGTAAAACTAACTGTGTAGTTTCCTGTGCTATTTTTACTTACACTGCTTACATTGCCACTTCCCTTGATTGTTCCAGTAGTACCAAAATATACCCATGCACGACAGCCGTATGCAGTAGCTACTGAGCCGTAACCTGAGTTGAACGCAAGGTTACCACTAGAATCAATACGCATCCGTTCAGCTAAAGTGCCACCAACAGTTGTTTGCCAAGCCATAAAAGATGCTGTTGAACTAGCGGCTTCACAATACATTCTTCCATTAACACCAGCGACACTATTAAGTGCCAAGTTCCAATTTACTGCTGAACCATATCCGCTAGTGCTTGTGTTTGTAAGAGTTAAACCACTTGTGCTATTTGATGAACTATTTCTTGCAACATCTAATTTATCTGTTGGACTTGTAATCCCAACACCAACATTCTGTGATGTATCAATCGTTACAGCAGTCGTACCGTTATTGGTTTGGAGTGCTAATGCACCTGAGTTATCGCCTGTTACGGCTACACCAGCAGTTGTGGTGGCATTTATGACACTTGGCATTGTTGAATCTCCTTAAATTTGTAGCCTTTAACATGGCTGTGTTTGCCATTCAAGTGTTTTCTAATGTTGCCGCTAGTTGAACCCACTTGTCGTGCCGCAACAGCGATTGATTGGTAAACAGTACCATGTTGGTCTTGAACCGCAATAGATGGTGTGCCGTTACCTTTTTGTTTGGCAATTTTTTTAGCCCACTTTAAAAAACTACTTTTTGGTTTAGGTTCAAGATACTTTCTAGTTGAACCGCCATCACGCAAATTAGTTAGGTTTACGCACTTTCTAAATAAATCAATTTGTGCCTTTTCTAACTGATTTAATTGCTCAAAAGAATCAGCTTTGTGGGCAACAAACACCATCGGTTTAATGCCCTTCATTTTTAGCGATTTAAGCCAGCTATTTTTGTGGTTTTTTTGTTTTAAAGCATAGGGTGTAAAGTGATTAACAATACGCTTCATTCCGCTAATTGTTTGACCAATGTACCGAATCTGATTATCAGTCGGGTCTACCATGTGATAAACGACAAACTTCTCATTGCGTAAATACCCAAGCGGGTCGCAATAAGTGAAGTTCTTGTTTTCGATAAACTGATAGCGACATCGCCATTGACAGTAACGACTTGGGGATATAGTTTGTAAATAGCATCCATTATGCGGCAATCTCCATAACTGTAATTGATGAATAACCTTTAACTCCCGCTTCTGATGCAGTTCTATTTATTCCAACAATAGCACCATCACCTCTAATTTGAAGTTTGTAAGTTGTTGCTGAAGTAGTGGCTGGGGAATCTAAATATGTTCCAACTAATCCAGTAGGCTGGTCATTGGCAGGCGCACCCCATCCGTTTCCTGCGTCATAAATAAAAGTAGAACCTCTAACAATTTGGGTATACATAGTTACCACATTAGTTCTGCCGCCCATACTGCAACAAGTAAGTTGAACCAGTATTTTGCTTGTTGCTGATGTTGGTGTAATGGTTACAGATAATCCAGTTACATCCACCATTGAAGTTGAAGTTGTTGAAAAAGCATCAGTTTTAACAGTTTGAACCACTTGCAACACAGAACCAGTAGGTAATGCGGCTTTAGGAATAGATTGACCGCTTGAGCCTGTGGTTAGGATTGTTCCCGATACGGCTGGTAAGGTCAATACAGTAGTACCAGCAACGGCTGGTTCTTGTAATGTAACGCTACCCGATGTTGAGCCTTGTAAGACGATAGACATATCTTATCCTTATAGAACTACCCAACGACTACCAGAACTAACAGTAACAGTAACTCCACTATTGACTGTAACTGCACCAGTACTCATTGCATTTTGACCAGAAGCGATTGTGTAGTTTGCTGCGATGGTTGCACTATTAGCAATGATTCCATTTGTAGCAACTAACTGAGAAGCCTTTAACTCACCAGTGCTTGGTTTATATAATAACTTAGCATTGGATGTGTATACAGTTGTAGGAGTTCCACTAGTTGCAGCAGCAAACATTGGATATAAATCACTAGCCGTAGAAGTATCGTTACTTAGTGATGCTCCTCCTTGAACAGAAGAAGTACTAACTGCAGTAATTAAACCTTTACCATTGACTGTAATTACTGGGATACTTGTAGAAGAACCAAACGAACCAGTGTTGGAGTTTACTGTTGCAAGCGTTGCGTTAGTGATTGCAGTGCCAGTATTGCCTGACATTGTTAAATCACCGCCAGTAACTGATATAGAACCAGAAACTGCAGCAGTTGTTACTGCAGTAATTAAGCCTTTGCCATTAACTGTAATAACTGGAACAGCAGTTGATGAGCCAAAAGAGCCAGTGTTGCTGTTAACTGTAGCAAGTGTTAAAGAACTTGTACCAGCAGTGCTAGAAGCGTCGCCAGAGAATGCAGGAAGTCTTGCTGCACCTAGAGTACCGCTAGAAATATTCGTAGCATTTAGCGATGTTAGGGAAGCACCAGAGCCACTAGGACTTAGAACATCCGTACCGATAGCCACACCTAAGTTAGTTCTAGCAGTAGATGTGTTTGTTAAATCAGAAAGGTTATTAGCCTTAGTTAGGAATGTAGTACCAGAGGAATAAGCATCAACCCAAGCAGAACCTGTGTATACCTTCATTGCTCCAGATACAGAGTTGAAGTATAACGATCCAGCTACTAAGGCATTGCCATCATTGTCTAAGGTAGGATCAGAAGTCTTAGCTCCTAAGTACCTATCATCAAAATTATCGTATGCTGTTAGGGTTTGATCTCTTGCTGTCTCAGCAGCAGTCTGAGCATTAGCAGCGTTAGTCGCTGAAGTAGCAGCATTGCTTGCAGAAGTACTAGCATTGGATGCAGACGTAGAAGCAGCAGATGCTGAATTACTTGCGTTAGTTGCTGAGGTGCTTGCTGCGGAAGCAGAGTTACTAGCGTTAGTCGCTGAAGTAGACGCAGCAGATGCTGAGTTAGAAGCGTTTGTAGCGGATGTAGAAGCTGCACTTGCAGAACTTGCAGCAGCAGCTTGAGCAGTCTCTGCATTGGTTTCAGCAGTCTCTGCGTTAGTCTCTGCAGTTTCTGCGTTGGTCTCTGCTGTTTCTGCATTTGTTTCTGCTAATTCAGCAGCAGCTTGGGCTGCCTCTGCAGCAGCCTGTGCAGCGACAGCAGCATCTTTAGCAGCTAAGGCTAATAAGACTTCACTAGAAGCATCTCCTACAGCATCACCTGATCCGCCGGGTCCACGATAAATTGCCAAATCTATCTCCTTATTTGTTTAAATACACTCAGCGAATGTACTTAAAGAAAGACTCCCCAGCCGAAACTGGGAAGCCTAGGAACTACTATTAAGCGTTTACAGCTAATACAAAGCCAGTCTCAGGACGTACTACTTTAACACCGTAGAGGGTGTCAGCAGTGTACAGAGTAGACAAGTACTCTTGTTTGTACTGAGTCTGTGAACGAACAGACATTTGCTCAGCAAGAACCATTGTATCTTTATGAGCCAAAATAGCTGCCTTGATGTCGCCACCAGCGGTTGCTGTGTTTTGAGCATCGGTCTCGATAACTGGGCTGTTGCTTGTTACATAGATGTCGATACCATAAAGCGTACCGATTTGACCGTTTTGAACACCACGACCATCAACGAAATCAGAGCTGTTGTAACGATCAATACCCATGATAGCTGCACGAAGTGATGGAGGAATTGCAAAGAAACGACCATCCATTGGGGTATCGGCATCGTCCATCAACTTGATCAAGGAACGGAAGCCAGCATCAGTAAATACGTCAGCAGGAACTACAGTGTCTTCTGCGTAAGCAGTTAAACCAGTAGAAGCGTCGATGTAGTAGCTGGTGCTGTGTGTCCAGTCAGAAGCGTCACCGTTACCAAAGGACTTACCTAATTGGAACAATGTGTCGTCAACTTTCTTAGCCAAAGCATAGCCAGCGTCTTCTGTGTAGAAGCGACGGAGTGATGCCAAAGCCTGAACTTCAACGATGTCCTCGATAAAACGTGAGTACTCAAAATGCTGGTCAATCGAGACTAATACTTCGGTCTCGGTGTCAGCTTGGATGGTAACTGTAGTGTTAGCTGCTTTAGCAGTAGCTACACCACGAGTTGGCTTAGGAATATGGAGCGTGTCGCCCTTCTTACCACGCATCGTCATTTTGTTGACGAGGTTTGCCAATACTAGGTTTTTCTGATAAGCAGCGATTACTTCGTCAGACCAGATTTCTGGGATAAACTTGTCTGCTGCTGTTTTGTTGACAATAGATGTACTACCGCCGGGATATGCTGCTGTTGCCATTTTATAAATCTCCTAAATTAATAAGTTTAACGGACTCGCCCTTCGGCATAAGCCGCAAGAATTTCATCTTGCAAAGCCATATAACGATTTGGGTCTGTCATTTTCAATTTGATAAGGTCAGCTCTTCGATAGACCTTTCTACTACTTTCTCCAGTACCGCCAACATCAACCGAAGCTGCCCGTAATGCTGTATCTTGAGCTTTAGCTTGTGTTTCTGCTGCTTGTGTTTTAACTTGTGCAGTCTGAACTGATTTAATCGCCTTGTAGGTGCTTAAAAGTTCATCAGCCGAGTTAAAGTCAAATTCAGCGTCAGCTTTTGTAAACAAATCAACACGAATTGGACTTGCTTTGATCCATTCATGGAAGTCAGCGTTTTGCGCTATATCCATAAAGTCGGGATGCTTAGACTGCAGTTTCTGTGCAGTTTGCATTCTCTTTAATTCGAGTGAGGCTTGTTTAGCTTCAAGTACTGCTGGGTGCTGGTCTACAGTTTTTAGAACAGCCTGTCTGGGGTCAGCAAAGAAATCTTCTTCTTGAACTGTTTCAGCCGGCTTGCTTTGCTGTTTAGTTTCGAGTTGTTGCTTGAGGAGCTGATCTGCTAAGCTACGAACCTCATGAACCTCTTGGGCTTGTCTACCAATTAACTTCTCAGCCTCTTGGTGCATCTTTACGATGTCTTCAACTGATTTACCTTTATACTTCTCAGGTAAGTCTTCAGCTTTGGGTTCTTCTGTAGGTGCTGTCGTCGGAATCTCTTCTTGAGGTTGGTCCGCCGGTGTATCTATCTGATCAAAGTTTCCTTCTAGCAGTTCTTCTTTTTCAACAAAATTTGCAGCCATATATTGCTCCTGTCACAAAGTGATTGTAGGATTTATAAAATAACAAAGGTGCTAATGCAGTATCTTTGTCACGAGTTGAGCTTACGCTCTCTAAGGCGTTTTTCTTCACGCTGTCTAGCCCACCTTGCTGTTGCTTGCGGATGATCGCCAGAAACAGGATCGAGACTAATACGGGGTGCAGAAATCTGCCTGTGTGCGTCTTTACCGCACAACCAACAAGGAACTGTGGCTACCTCATAACTAACCAAGTTTTCCTGCAGGTGTCCCTCTTCACAGAGGAATTCATATAGCCTACGAGTCATCCTGAGCATCTCCCGATGAGTCTTTTTGCAATGCCTCGTAAGCCTGTTCTGTACTTTCTTTGAGAGTTAGAACCCATTGAAGGATGTCTAATTGCCCTTTACGAAAGAATAGATCAATTTCGTTTTGAATCGGAGCTACTTTATTCACCGCATCGAATATTCCTTGAACATCCTCGATGAATTGTTTCCACCCAACCGTAGTCATCGTGGAAAAACGCTCTTCATAGTACTTTTCTAGTTGCTTGTCCATAGTTTTCTCCTGTAATGGGAACTATGTTGTAAAATTACAACACTGTGGCTGATATTACCACAGTTTTGTTAAAATGTCAAGCACTTTTTGATTGTTTTTGCAACATTTGTAGCGTAGCGATACGCTCGTTGCTCTTAATATCTTCTTCTTTGAGGGCTAATTCAGCAATCTTAGCTCTTTGAGCGAACTCGCCTGAGCTGTCTTGACCACGAATATTCTGGCTTAGACCGCTAATAATCTTCGCTTGCGTCTCTTGTGGCATCAATTGAGCCTCAACCACATCTTTCTGAGCAGAAGCGTTATTTCTAGTGGCTTCGGACTGTAATTTAGCGATTTCAGCCTGTGCTGCAGCGGTTTGGAGCTGCATTTGAGCCTGTTGCATCTGCTGTTGCTCTGGGCTAGGCTGCATCATAGCGTCTAATTGCTGGATCATATCGGCTCTATTTGGTAGACTAGAACTAGCAATAATGCCTTTGAGGATCATTGGCAATACTGGAGTGTCAGGACCAAGTGTTTGTAGCAATGCGATAAGCTGTTGTTGCTCATATTCACGGGCAATGATGCCTAGTGTAGCCATTGGAATAAACTTAAAGTCTGCTGCAGGATAACGCTCAGGATCAAACTGCATGAATCTCCACGCTGCCTTACGAATCAGTGGCACAAGGAAGTCTTCTTGGAAGTTTGTTAGGGTACGCTTGTACTTCTTGATAATACCAGCAATCGACATTGAGAACTGAGCAGCCCCATCACGAGTAAACTGTGTTGGCTGACCAGAAGCATCGACAGTACCGGTAGCTTGTAGCAACATACGCTCAAAGTTCTGGCTAATAGCTAGATTGCCGGGATCAGTAGAACCAAACTTGAATGGGAAAAGGATCTCTGCTGGATTGCCGTTGGTAAGGATTGCTTTACCGGGCTTGACTTCAAACTTAGCGCCACGAGGTAGACGAGTAGCGTCCATTGCAATCATTGGAGCCGTTGTCAAGGCGAGGCTATCTAGGTGACTACGCAACTGAGCGTCAATACCTTTTTGCATATTGTAAGCCTTCTCGACTGTGCCACGACCCCAGAAGCGGTTTGGAACTGTATCATCCTGATATGCTACGACAGGACGATCCTTCATCATGTAAGGCGTTTTCTCTGCCTTGAGTAGTAGGTCGCCATTAGCAATAACAACGATGGCTTCGACGAGGTCGCTATACTGATCCGCAGTGCTGTCCTCCGGAAATAAGTCAACAACTTCTTCACCTTCTTTGTTCTCCAATTGTTCAATGTATTCACGAGGTACTAATCCATAATATTTCAAGAGTACTACTTTGTCATCGGTATACTGGATTTCTTCCTGTGTTGGCTCTAGGTCGTCATCTTGTCCGTAGGCTTGAATATCTACTTTACGATAGATACCCTTTTCCATTCCAGACACAACTTGATGGATAGAGACATAAGACTCGATTGCAACACCCATTGCATCTTCAATGGTGGTGGCGTTAGGGTCAATTAAGAAGTTCTTAGGATTGATAGGATTTAACTTAATGCAAGTATAATCCTTCTCCATCACTCCGTATGCGGCTGTTCCGTCTGCCATTGGCATGGTCTGGGGATACATCTCTGTTTTCTTAGAAACAGACAACTCACCGATACCAGTACCATAAATCTCAGCCATTAACTCAACTTGAGTAATAGCCTTCCTAATATTCTCTTTCTCTAGGTCTTCTTTGAGCTGTCGCTTAATTGCTTCCACATCGAAAGGTTGTTGGTCCACAAGGTCATCAGCGATGTCAAACCATTCTCCATTTCCGAATATAGCTTCGCATATCTCTGCGTGTCTTGTTTCCACAGCTTGTTGAGTCGCTGGGGAGATAATACGGCTGCGCTCAGATTCTCTAGTACGGTCTTCTGCAGCCCACTTGCCTCTAAATATTCTTTCATATTCTTTCCATTCTACAAGATAATTATCATCACGATGATCACGCCAGCGATCACAGTGACTGACAACGAACTCAACAATCTCTTTGTCTGATTCGGTTGGTTGGTCAAACTCGTTTTGTGAGAGTTCTTCTTTTTGAAATTCTGCCATGATTTTCCTTACTTAGTGGTATCGCCAAAAGGATCTTGATACATTGGATTTACAATTTGTTGTTGTTGCGGTCTAACTGCCTGTATTGCTTTATCTAAAGTATCTAAGCCCAAAGCGTCTGGATCTTGACCGTACTGCTGCATAAACAATTCTTTCCA